TACGCGAACTCGGTCGCCTTTCTTAAACATGATCTACTCCTTAAGCGGCATCAAGGCTGAACGTGTAGGTCACATTCAGAGTATCACCCGAAGAGACGCTACGGTCGCCGGGAGATTGGAAATCTGACGCTGAGAACAGAATACCCGTAGTGCCGTTCTTCGTGTTGTCACTAATCAAGAATGCACCACCAACCACGTTAGTTGCATTGATGTTGAACTGAGCCGGTGAAAGTGTATTAGAAGTAACTGAAGGATCAGCAACTGTCGGTGCGCCAAACGAGCAAGCCGGACGAGTGGCGTTGCTGTACGGAGTGATCTCCGTCCAACCTGCGTGAGAAGCCGCAGTGTCCGAAGCAGCCGGGGTATTTGACGCCGCTGCACCATAAAGGCCGATGTACCACGCAGCCGTATAAGACGTACCCGTAAAGTACTTAAGATTCATATCTGCAAGACCGACGTTCACCACAAGGTTGTGGGACTCAGCCGACCACTTCAGGTTGCCGTCGCTATCGCGGCACTCAAGACGAAACACACCGCCAGCACGAGCATTCTCGCCCGAGCCGAGCAACTTCTCCAAAGCAGCGCCTACTGCATCTGCTGTCTTAGCCTTTTCGTTAAACATCTCAATAACTCCTTAAGTGAAGCGTAGCAGCGCAGAGGTATAAGTGTTCGGGGGCATCTGCACCGTGAACGTGCCACTAGCCGTCTTGTCCGCGCCAAAACTCAAGACAGCGATAGACTTGTTGCCCTTGCTCGCGTTGTAGATCAAAGCCCCAGCCGTAGTGAACGTAGCCGGAGTCCATACAACGTTATTGAAGGTAACGTAAACGACACTATTTGAGTTGTTGATAGCCGCACCGGTCATCACCTGACCACCTGCGGAATACCCCCCGCCCGTTACCTCAGCCGTCGTCGTGTACACAGTGGTGTCCCCGCTGATATTGGAGGAGCTTGTGTACAACGCCATCTTGATCGTATCCGTAAGCAGGTTGTGGACGCCTTGCAGCATCTCCTGTCGGAAACTAATCGTCTGTGTCTGAAAGATAGCCATTAGCTATTTACCGGTAGCCGAACCTGTCCAGAACGATACGAATCACGACGGTTCAGGCCATCACCAATACGCATCAACTGCTGAATGGCTTCCTGATACTTCTGCTCGTAGTACTGCATCATGTCGGCCTCACCCTTCAAGTAGGTGTAAGCCTCGCGCAACGCCCCGTACAACAGAACAGTCTCGTAGTTGTCGCCAAGCCAAGTCGTGCCAGCCGTGACAATAGACTCGGGGTAGTAGTAATAGTGCATCTCGACCTGATACGCCGTATCCGGGGTCGGCCCCAGAATCAACGTGTTCTTATCGAAGATTGCATAGTACTTCGGCATCCCGGTGTCAGACGGATTCGGGTACGACTGCCGGATGAAGTTCACATCCTTATCAAGCAGGAACTCTTGAACCCCAGTAACCGGCGTGATGACAGCCAAAGAGAACGTCGCAAGCCAGTCTGAGGGCAACGTAAGATATTTGTTACCGAGACTTAGAGTGCCTATCTGGTTGCGACGAATAGCGGGAATCTGAACCGTGTTGTATACGCGCTCTTCTGCAAGTTGTACGAACGTAGGAATGTTCGCCACGAACGACGTTTCCGTCGATTCGCAGTACTGTTGTATCAACGTTGAAAGAGTCGCGTAATTCATATCTTACTTAGACCCACGCTCCTTGCCCTGACGCATCAAAACGCCAGCCAAGCTGTGCTTCTTAAGATTGATCTGAGAGACAAAGCTAGTGCCCTTAGTCGCAGCGCCAGCACCCCGCATCTTCATGTGGGTCACGCCAACGTTGACATCCTTTTCAGGGTAGCCATTCTCACCGGTCGGATCGGTGTTTGGTTTAATGTTGCTCATGATATTACTTCGGGCCGCTGCTCTTACGCATCGGGCTGCGCTGATTCATGACCTTCGCCATGCCACGCCCGTACTTCTTCATGTCCGCATTGGTCTTGCCACCAGCACGGAAGCCCTTAGCGTTCTTACCGTGAGCCTTACTCGCCGGGAGTTTGGCGTGTTCCTTCAAAGTCATAGCCATTTTCAAATCTCCTAACTAGCCGTTACATTCCCAACCAAGCATTGGGATACCAAGTAATTTGGCGTAAGGCCAGCATCATCAGCCCTAGCACCACCAACTGGAGCCCAGCCCCATTGAATCATTCTACTACCACCCGCGCCATTATTGCCGGGTTCGAAATAGGACAGATCCGGACGGGGGTTTCGCAAAGCCTGCGGGTCGTCAACCGGGTACAGACCAAGTGACAACTGCGGCTGATCGGCTTCCCAGCACTCCGGGCAAACCAGAATGTTCACGTTCTTGGTCTTGATGACCAAGGACTTCAGTTGTCGAAGTTTGTACCGAAATCCACATCGGTCGCACTCCGCAATCGCATGTTTGCCACTCGCAAAGCGATTAGGCATCTCAGTACCCGCCTAAGAACGACTCTCTCGGAACAAACCGAACCGCAGCCTTTTCCCGATCCTCACCTGCCGCCAAATCCCAAGCCTCGTCATACTGGGCCTTCAGGATCTGGACACGAGCATCCGCGCCGGGGATCTTCATCGACAGCATGTAGGCCAAACCCGCAACCATGCAGGGCAGGAACCGAAACGGCACATCCTGACCGTTGGAGCCATTTCCAACATCGAACATCCGGCGCAGCCGGGTGTAATACAGAGTCCAAGTCGTCGTGTTGTCCGGCTTCGGCCATACCGTGAACTGCGGATAGACCACGACGTTATCGGCACCTGTTGCGCCCGTGCGACGGTTAATCCAAATCTGAATCGGACGACCGGTCGCGTTCTTGTTCGGGATCGAAACGTAGGTGCTAGATGAGATACGGCTGATGTTGATGTCCTGCTGGTTCGTGCCAGTACCCGTACGAATTACGTGATCCAAAAGATCCACCGTATCTACCGGCAGATCGTAAGTACCCACGTTGTAGGTCAGGACATGCGTACCCTGCTCAAGAGTCCACAGATTGACACCACGGTTAGCCCAGTCCATCAGAAGCAGTGACAGACTACGCTTGGCAGTACGGAGATCGTAGCCCGTACGCAGTTCCGCACCGCAACGCTCGAAAGCCTCCTCCACAATCGTGTTGAGGTCGAGATTGAAGTCGGTTGTAGCTGTAGTCTTGTCAGCCATTACTTCTTACCTTTGGCCTTAACCTTTTTTAGCGGTCTTTGCACTTTGACGGAAGGCTTCGGCGGTTGGGGCACCTCGGCTACCGGGTTTTCGCATTTTTTCACCCGACCCCGCAGCCATGCGAGCACGTTTTTTATGAATGTTTTCATATAGCCCTCCGGCTTTATACCCCGTTCTGATCGGCTTCCCAGTACCCTCAACAGGCTTGTTATCCCCACGGCGTTTAGCCCTAGGAATCTTTTTGGGAGACATAGCGCCCATACCGCGAGAGGGCATCATACAAACTTGCCTCGGGTCTTACCGCGCTGTGCGATGCCATCACCACGCGTACGCTTGGCTTTGACCTTTCCACCACGGCGCATGGCTTGCTGTTCTTCAGAAGCCACTTCTTTATCGTTTACGGTAACGCTAGTGTTACTTGTAACCCCGGCTTCGCCACCTGTGGTCGGAAACGGATACTGTGCAGGAGCAGCGTCATACATCCCTGCTGTAACCGGCACGCCACCACCCGCAGAAAATTTTCGCATCCGCTTCTTTGCACCAAAGCCGCGACTGCTAAAGCCTTTCATACAAACTTGCCGCGAGTCTTACCACGAGAAGCGATGCCATCAGCCCGCTTGGAAGCAGAGCCAACGGAGCCGCCGCTACGCATGTTCATCATTCTGGTGCCCGGAGCAGGACCAGACGGCTTGACTACGTTAGTCGGGCTTACAGTATTGGACGTAACGGTTGACGTAGGTGCAGGCTTGCCACCGCCAGTCGGCGTAGATCCGAACTTAAACCCACTGCCAGCCGGTTTGGTCGCAGGCGTAGTAGCCGGTGTAGAACCAGCACCAGCAGCAATCTGAGCCTTGGTCTTGCCAACTACAGGCTGCGTAGTGGGACGGCCCGTCACCGCTTCTCTTTTAGCAGCAAAAGCTTGATCGCGGGCAGCCTTGTTTGCCTCAACCTTAGCTTTGATAGCTTCTCTATTAGCAGCAGAAGCAGCATCACGCGCTGCCTTTTTAGCAGCAGTCTCCGCTGAAGTCTGAGCAAGCTTAGTCTTAAGCCTATCTTTCGCCTGCTGTACAGCCATCTGCCCCTTGGTCGGGCCACCAACGGCCATCTTCTTTGCATACTTCATACAAACTTACCTCGGGTCTTGCCTTTGATGGCACAACCATCAGCACGCTTGGAGGCGGAGCCTACCGAGCCGCCTTTACGATAATTCATTGTTTCGCGAGCACGACGCTGTTGGATAATGTCTTCGAATCTGCTCTTCTGCTCTGCGCTGTCACTTGATCCGCGAATGGACGCGCCGACTCTTTCGTCAATCTTCTCGCTAAGATTTTTACCTCGACGACGAGTAGAAGCTCCACGGCTACCAGCGCCGCTCTTATCTGTCACCTTGTCCGCTTTATAGAACTCAGAGAAATCAGGGCGTTTGCTAGTGACTTCCACATCACTCAAGGATTTCTCGGCCTTCTTAGCCTTGTCTTCCTTGGTGTCGGTTGTGTACTCCTTGCCGCGCCACGTAAAGGTCTTCAGACCCTGTTTGCGAGCAGCACGGAAGGCTTCGCCAAAACTGACATTACTGCCACCAGCACTACCTGACTCGGCATAATCAGTTTGGCCACCGGCATTATAACGTTTCATACAAACTTACCTCGGGTCTTGCCTTTGATGGCACAACCATCAGCACGCTTAGAGGCGGAACCGACCGAACCACCGCCAGCCATTTTCTTGGGCTTCGGAGCGGGAGCCTTCTTGATGTCGTCGCCAAAACCGGCACCCGGCTTAATGGTCGGGACATCCGGCAGCATGTGCGGAGGTACCAAGTCGTCGCTGGGCGACGTTGGCGGCATTACGGGTTTACGCGCTTTCTTAGACATTAGCACTTACCGCCGTAAGCCATCTTGACTTCCTTACCTTTGGTCTTGCCCTTCTTGGCAACACCGTCAGCGGCCTTACGGAACGGGCCGGTCATGCCGCCCTTCTTCATACCGTACTCGGCCTTCTCATGCTTGATCATGGACTTCGGAGCGCCTTTCTTCTTCATAAAGGCGATTTCCTTCTTAGCCATTGCCTTGTCTTTCATTTGGATTTACCTTTGAATTTGCGGCCCTTGTCGGCCTTCATGAACTCTTTCCCCACTTTCGAGGGGACACCCAACCGCTTAGCAGCCTTCGGATCATTAGCAACCAAGGCCATCAAACGATGCTGTTTACCGGACTTACTTGGCACGGTCTTTCCACCGGGAAATAATGTCCTTCACCGTATCGGTTTCGTAGATACGGATGCTCGTCCACACAATTGTGATTAATGCTGCAACTGATGGGAGCATCTCTATCAACGTCCCTACCACGGTAAAGACCGAAACTGCATCGCCAACGGTCTTAACGATTTCTTGACTCTCTTGCTTCATCTTCAGCAGTTCCATGCACGAAGACTCTTATTGATCCGGCTGTTCGGGTCTTTGGCGGTCTTAGCACTTGTAAGTTTCCGCTTCATACCCTTCATACGGGCACAGAAAGAGTCGCGTCTAGCACCACCCTCGGGTTGAGGCCGCTTCAACCCCGGCTTACCGGGGTTTGCACGGTTATAGGAAGCCCTGCCTTTGGCGTTTAAACCACCGGCAGGATTTTTACCTTCCTTACGCTGCCAAGCGGGTGACTTAGGCATAAAACACCATCACCGAGCCTATGTCCGTGACATCAACATAAATGTTGGTCTGGAACAATAGACCTTCGCCGGGCATCAGGATGTAGTTAGGTGCCGTGGACGAGGCGAGGGTATTGATGGTCGCTTTGACCGTACCCGAAGCACCGCCATCCTTAAACACCACACTGCCTGCACCGGCTGCGGGGATGATGTAAATAGCCTTTACGCGATTGCGACCGAGGGTGTTGCCTGCCTGATCAGCAAGAAGTCCATCGGTAGTTCGGACCGCACTAGCTAATACATCTGTTTGCATAGCCATTAGCGGCTCCTATTAGCCAGCAGAGACGGTCAGGACGCCAGCATTATTCCAAAGACGGCCAGCAACGAGCGGGTCCGAAGTCGGCAGAGCAGTCATGCTGATCGAAGCGTTCGTCAGCGAAACAACGCCCGAAGCCGAAAGAGTGGTAGCAGCAACAGCACCGGTCACAGCGCCAGAAACAGCGCCAACGAAACCATTGTTCGAAACAACCGGGCCGGAAAACGTAGTAGTAGCCATTTTTAATACCTCACATGCGAGTAGTGTTTACCAGTCTGCATGTCGTCAGTCGGGGCTGTCTGGTAAACGAATTTTTCCCGATGATCACTATATACCCTTAATACACTGAAAAGGAAAGGGGGGCCGAAGCCCCCCTCACCGGTCCTATTAGGACGCGCCCGGCGAACCGAACATGCCCAGCGGATCCGACCAGCCGAAGCTATAACG